CAGACGATTCTTCAGGTCATCATAAGACTTGAACTGGTCGGCAGCAACGAACTCTTCGAGAGAGTATTCTTTCTTCCAGATTGCTTCCATGGCATCATCATCGTCAAGCAGTGCATCCTGACGTGCGAACTCAGAAGAGTCGTAGTTACGATAACCGGCAACGTTCTTTGCCTTCAGTTTGAAGTTGGCACCTGCCCAGAAGTCGAACGGATCGATTGCTTCCTCGTCCTCGAACTCAGGTTGCATTGCTGCAGTGATCTTGTCAAAGATCTTCTTACCGAACTTGTACAGCATCACCTTACCCTCATTCTGAGGATTGGCAGGATCCTTGACAACATAGATGTTAGCAATGTAAGTCAGTTTGCGTTTCTGCTTACGTGCAGCATCCTTACCAGCATCAGTGCCGTTGTTCCACAGCATCGTGTTGTACTCGGACACAGGATCCTTCTGACCCAGAGTGGTCAGGGAGTTCTCAATGTACCATCCACCAGGACCCTGGAAGGCATGGGAGTACAGTTTGACAAACGGAAGGTCTTCACCTTCGGGAGCAGGCAGGAAACGAATGACGGCATAACCATTACCGCCTTTGTCTACTTCCAGTTTCCACAGACGATCATCGCCTGAAGTACCTGCATTATTCATTTTTTCGACTTCCTTGACCAGTTTTTGGGTCAGGGATCCCAGTTTGGATTGCTTCTTAAGATCAGCAAAAGACATTCGGATTACCTCGGATTAGTTGGATTCGGGTGATTTACTTGGATAGTATAGCAAGGATGCTCTCAGGCGTCAACGTAATTTCTGAGAGATTTGATTGTGGCATTCATACTATCAAATAAAGATTGCATGTTGGTATCTGGTGGGAAACCCATCATAGTTACCGACTTGCGAAGGTTCTCTTTCATCTCGATCGCTTGTGGGTCGTCTGAAAGGGATAACCTAGTATACATCACTCTTTGCTTTTCAAGCAAGGTTGTCAGCAAATCAATGTGTTCAAGTTTTTCTTCACGGGTCATTGAACTGAAAGCCAAAAGACTTCCATATATTTTTTCTTGGATTTGATTGATTTCACTCAGTTCTTCCTGAATGATATCAGACTGAAAAAACTCACTCATCTAATATTTCCCGTAAAATCTTTTTAAATTTGAATACGTCAATATTTAGGAAAGGATTATATTTTTGGATTTTTAAACTGACGGTTTCCCACACAGGGTCTACCAGTTTCTTATCAAATCTTTTCCTAAACGAAAATATTCTATCATAGATGACTAGTGTTTCAAGACTTACGTTTCCACCAAGAAACTTTTTTAATAGAGTTGGGTGCCCTTTCGAACAATCGAATAGATTCTCTAATTCGTTGTTCGATAGCAATTCGTTGCTTTGCTCTTTGAACAAGTACGTCAAACTCTGTTTCCTTTTTGTCCAATCGGAGTAAGTTCTTTCTCCAGAATTGATAATTTCTCCAATCCATAGATTTTGTGGGTTATCAGCAGCAGCAAAATTTGATACTAAAAACTGTACAACTTCTTCATCTGAATACTTGCGAGAAGTCTTTTCAAACCAATATTTATCCTTTCTCTTATTAAAAGAGGACACACTTGCACGGGTTTTTGCACCGTACTTAAAAAAATCATATTTTGGATTTGTAAAATGATTTTTAAGTGCCAGATAATGTTGATACGTTTCAAAGGGAGTCACTTTCATCTTCTACCAATTCAAGGTCTTCAATACAATCTACCGAAACTTCATGTTCGGCAATTTTATACCAATACTTAAGTTGACCAAGAGTATCTTCATAATACCCCAAATATGCCAAATCTTCAGACTGGTTTTCTCGTAACCAAGCCTGAAGACGATGATGCATCAATTCATCACGAGAAATCATAATGGTAGTTTTGCTCTCGAAGTTCGTTTCATGAAGTTTAATCTCGTAGCATCCCACTTCAGTTTTTCCTTCAGTGGTTTGGATACAAGTTTCGTTACCGATTCTACCTCAAGTTCATTGAGTTCGCAATAGTGTACGATTGCATCAATATAATTGATTTTTTCTTCGGCAACTATTTTCTCAATCTCCAGAGCAAATCTAGATGGTGTGAGAAATTTATTCTCGATTACCTTTTCGAGTTCTTTATTCGGTTCCATAGAGTTCCAGTTTATCTCTAACAAACTTTCTAATATATTCGGTAAGAAGTTTGATGTACTTTGATTTGTCTCGTTCTTCATAGACGACGCATTCTCCATTTTCACAAGCCATAATGATTACAAGTTTTTTGACTGAAATACCAGTCAGTTCGTACAGCATACAACCATATGCCATGCACTGTACAAAATAGTGTTCGATCCACTCTCGTGGTTTTGGTTTCTTTGAAGTTTTAAAGTCAATTATTGCTAACTCACCCTCGTATTCTGCAATACAATCGACGGTTCCAGCAATACCTAACTGCTTACTATATAGGGAACCTTCTAGGGCATGAATATTATTTATATTCTTGAGTTTATTTTTAGAAATCTTGAAGAGAAAATCGGAAATTGGTTGAACCTTTGGGAGTTCTTCATTCTTTAAAAAATGCTCAGTGAGAGTATGCATATCCGTACCACGACTTGTGGCAGCCTTTGTGATACGATCTGCCTCTTCATTGCCAACCTTTTTTCTCCAATTAACAAAGATTTCTTTATTAAAATGACTGGTCACAGAAGTGATGGAGACCAGTCGAAGGAGTTCATTTTCGTCGGGGACAGAGTAATATCTCACCCCATCAATAGTCTCCCTCTCAAGTTGAGGGAGACTAATATCAATATGATTAAACATTAAAAACCTGATTCCATTTTTGCAGTGAGATATTCTTTGACAAGACCGGAACGAACGATATCATCAATCCCAAATTCGATTATATCAAAAGAAGGCATTTTACGCAATACGTTCATAAAATCGACAATACCGTTTCTCTCATTTGCCTTGTTCAAATCAGACTGACGTGCATCACCACAGAAACAAATGCGTGTATTTTCACCAACACGAGTGATAATACTATCAAGTTCATGGAAGTTGAGGTTCTGGAACTCATCAACAATCACAATCGCATTATCAAGTGTAGTTCCACGTAGGAAAGATGTAGACCAGAACTTGATTGATTCTTGTGCCTTGAGATTGCCATACAACATCTCAAAATCGGCATCACTAGGCATCTGGAACATATACTTCACCATATTCTTATAAGGAATCTGGTAAATATCTGCCTTGTCTTCATGGGAACCGGGCAGGAAACCAATCTCTCTGGTTGCTACAAGAGACCTGACGAGGTAGATGCGCTCATAAGGGGTGTTCTCGTCTAATACATCTCGTAGTGCATTATAGAGAGTAATAAAAGTTTTACCTGTTCCGGCACAACCATAGGCAACTAAATGTTTTCCTTCTTGATAAGAATCAAATAATGTTTTTTGATTTTCCGTAAGTGGATCAATATCCACCAAGTAACTAGAACTCAGTGGTTTCTTTCTTTTCATCTGCTTTGTAGTCAGTCCAACTCCAATGGGTTGCTCTGTTGCAGATGATCTTTTCCGTCTTGCCATATTAAATCTTCTTGATATTTGAACCAGGAACTGATGCTGCTTTTCCAAGCACATCATTCCAACCAGGATTTTTTGCAATTAGTTTATTCTGCCAATCGCCAACCTCTCCTGGTTGAGGACAGGTTGATGGGTCAGACCAGTCTCGTGTCCAATCCGGATTATCCTCTTTCCATTGATCCCATTCGTGGACACTCATCACCACTTCTTTTTGCTCACCAGTCTTTTTATTGACTACAGGATATGTTGACATTGTTAAAAATCCAAGATAGAAATATTTATTATAGGTAGTTGAAGGATATATTAAATCTGCCTGATTGATTTGAAGTTGTTGTAGATCTGTGCTGATTGGATCCATCAAAAAATACAATCCTATTTTCAACACTATCTACAATAGCATCATTACCGATTTTTGTATACCCATTGCACGTATTCAGTGAAAAAATTGCGGCAGTATGTGAAAAATCATAATCAACATGTGATGCATGTTCTATGACACTATGGGTATGTGGATAGAAATTGATCTTGATCCTCAAAAGTGATCTCATTTCAAAGTATGGAAAAAAAATGTTTCCTATTTCTTCATACACATCAGAAGTCGGTACTCCTTGATCATATATTACATGAGCACCAAACCAATCATTATTTGAATCTCCTGGTTTTGTTATGCCCCGATGAAGAAAAAAGGGAAATCCCGGATTAAACACGAGATTATCCCTTACAGTCAAAAATTCTTCTTTTGGCAGAAAATTATCAATTATCTTCATACCCATTCAAGTGCTTCGGCAACAGTCGGGAACTGCTCAATAAAGATCTTCTTACATGCCTCTGCGATATCCATGTGCTCTTTCTGGGTGCCGTTTGCAGACCTCAGAGTGATGTAATGAATCCAAGAACGACAGGAACCGCTCATGTAAAGACGAGTAGGAGTAGCAAGAGGAAGCACAAAGCGAGCACACTCTTTTGCGATTCCATCGTTCAACATTTTTTGATACAAGTCCATTCCTTGTTTGAAATGTTCTTGAATCAGAATCTGATACTTTTGAATCGTAAATGGATCAACATCATCAATAGAATTTTGACGATTCTTGGTGTCTTGACGACGAAGTTCTGGGAGAGGGATCGTCTCACCGAGTAGGGAAGAATCAGCATATCGTTGCGAAAATTCTTGATATGTGAAACTACGATGACGCAAAATTTGAGCTGCAAGACCACGAGTGGTCTCAATCTCCAATGTCATAAATGCCTGCTCAAACACAGACCAGTGTTGATGATTTACACAATACTTAAGAAGTCCTGCAACTTTGGGGTTTTCCTGATTGTTTGGGTTTGACACTCTCGCAACATACCCCATAGTTTTTTCGGCATCAGGAGTGACACTAATCAATCTTACATTCATTTTCCAAATCCTTTAGAGTTTTCTTTTTCCATTTTTGCAACTTCTTCTTTTGCACTACGAAGAGCATTTTTCATCTCAATAATACGTTCTTCAGTATAAAGATGATCTTGCTTGATGAGTCTTTCAAGCAATTTTATAAGTTCTTTTGCTTTCTTTGTTTTAGTCTGGATATCCATCATCATCCTCAAAGATTTCATCATAATCAGTCATTCCAGGAAGTTTGGAAGTATCTACAGACGTTTTATATGCATCCACGTCAGAATACACTTCTGCCTTCAAAGAATCAACAAGAAGTTCAAGGTTTCGAACAATAAGTTTTAGTCTTTCTTTCTCCATAATACTTTGCTGTTTCACCACATTATAGCATAAAAAAAGAGGGGTTTTCAACCCCTCTTGTTATACATTGGTTCAACTTCTAAAAGTTGATCAAAGTATTCACGCAAGTGTATTTTATAGCAAGACCAGTATGTTACACCTCTATATTTGAGTTGATAACAAGATGGTGGTCTGTTGCTGGCATCCATATCATCAAAGTGATATCGATAATCCATCACTTGTTATAGGTGTGACCGCGATAGCAGAATGTTCCGTGAACTTCTTCAGCACCGTGTTGGCACTCATAGCGAACACCACGATAGGTGGTCATCGCAATCTGAGCATCATGAAGTGCTGCTTGCTTCTGGATCTGCTTTTTGATGAGAGTGAGTGTGTTCATGAGTTTGTCTCCTGAAATACTAAGGTTAATTAAAACCCGTTCCTTCAGTCGTTTGCGTCCTGTGTTTCAAAGCATTGAGGGTCTGTATGTTCCATCCAATGGATAAGAATATCAGCCTTCTCAAAGGGAGTGAAAAGAGTTGTCTCTTCTAATCCTTCTCTCAACCAATTAAAGTCATCACAGCGAAGATAATTCTCCACTGGGACATGACTAAAAAAGATGAGTGCTAATGAAAGCATAGGATCAACGAATCCGTTGCGCGACTTACTTGCGTCTCATTCGTTATTCGCAAATAGCAAATGAGATGAACGTAGGTCCATTATAGACCTAATACCTTATTTAGTCAAGCGACCCTACAGGTCAAATTTTTGCCGGGATTTTTTTTCAACTATTTTTGAAATCACTTCCGCTTTTTGGTTTCGGGTGGTTTGTTACCCCACAACTTTGGATTGGTTCTACCTTCACTCTGATTCATGGTCACGAAGTCATGTCGATACTTGTCCCAGTAGTAGTCAAATATATCAACCTTCTTACCTGCCATCACGATATCATAATGAGACACTCCATCCTTTTTATACTCTACTAAGTAAGCTGTGTGTGGCAAACTTCTATCGTCTGCCAAAGAAGGATCACAATCTTCATGAATAAATTTAATCTTCAACTTCTACCACCCCAATTAATATCTGGATATGCTTGTGCAACTACATCTTGTGTGATTTTGTACTTTTCGGAGAGTCTTTTATCCTTTACCAAGACAAGAATTTCTGCCTCTAATGGATGAAGACCTTGAAGAATATTAATGAACATTGTTTCACGACGAACCGTACTCAATCCATCCTGTCCACCTTTTATAAATCGATAAAAGTTTTTAGACTCTCTACGAATCGTGGTGTGTCCTTGCTGATCACTAGAACCAAGAGAGAATGATCCCGTCTCGTGCATTTTACGAACTTCTTCGTTGATCTTGGTTGTTAAAGTTCCACTATAAACATTCTGATCATCAAAACCGGAATATGGAACCTCACCAGGAGGAAGCATTGAAACCACAGACTCATCAAAGTTCCAAATCAAAAGAGATTTTAAGGAAGGTTCTTCGTATTTTTTGAGAATCTCAACCTTCTTTGCCTTGGTTCTTTGTTTGGACACAAGATCCAAAACTTCGAAAGCAAAAGGATTCTTCGGAAGATTAGGAACCGGTTCCTGTGGTTTGATTACTCTAGGTTTTTTACTCGTCGTCGTCGCTTTCTTCGTAGTCGTCATGATAGTTTTCAAAGTTAAATGCAATTACCTCATCTGGGATTAGATTCCCTTGTTCATCAAACATTTCGGGGTGAGGTCTTGGTACTTCCCGATAGTTCATCATGTATTCCCTAGCAGTCCAACCAATCATTGTACCCAGTATCAGAAATAAAATGGTTAGAAATGAACCAAAAACTAAACTAACTGCTAACATTGTTCTTTCTCCGGGGTTTAACTCTTTTTTTCTTTCCCACATTAAGGGAAAACTCAAAATAGACGTTTACTTCCCGATTTAGAAAGCAAACCATCTTTTCAAAGATGATGTGAAATGGTTGTGTTTGCTTTCTTTTACCTCCATTAAGTAAAAATTCAATACCACGATTCTTGTGGTCTTCATTTTTATTTATGTTAAGACTTGATGACTTGTCTGTCTCTGAGAAATTTGATTGTATCAATGCATCCTCCTATAGTATTGTCGTCACATAAAACCTGAGGAAATGTAGAACCTTCACCAAATATAGAATAAAAATCTTCCTTTGTAAAGTGCTCTCCAAGTTCTAAGACTTTATATTCACTGCCAGTCAGTTCCATCACAGTTTTCACCTTATAACAATATGGGCAGTTGTCTTTTGAGTATACTGTGAATTTCATAATTTTATTTTCTGGTTACAAGATAATTTCCAATTACAAGATAGTCTAGGTCAATATTTTTAAACGTATTTATTGCGTCTTGGGGAGTTTCCACAATCGGTTGACCATTATCATTAAAAGAAGTATTCAGAAGAACAGGACATTCTGTCTCCTCATTATATTTTTGGAGAAGTATCGTAACTTCTGGATGCAACTTTGGATTCACCGTCTGAATTCTACAAGAGAAATCTTTATGAGTAATAGCACCAAGTTTCTTTCTTTGATGTGGTCTTACTACAAGAGAGTATAGCATATACTCATTTGG